AGCGCATGACTGTTAATCATGATGTCACTGGTTCGAGCCCAGTTGGGGGAGCCACGAAGAAAGTCAGTAATTGAGCCGAAAACGGCTTGTTTACTGGCTTTTTGCTTTGTTTATAATATTTTCGATTCTCGAAATTATTCACTTCTTTTTATGCCTTTTGATTTCTTATACTACAGATAAACTACAACAAAAGCCGCCCGAAATGTAATCGGACGGCTTATTTTATGCCAGCAATTTTATCGCATTGTAAAGAGTGTCAACCTCTTGGATGATGTAGTGGTCAATATCAACCTTGTAATCTGTATGGCCCATAAGAGCGATAATGTCTTCCTCCCTTGCTCCTGCCGCTGACATCCTTGTTGAAAAGGTCCTACGGCACGAGTGCGGAGTAAATTCATCACCCAACCCGAGGGCTTGCATAGCCGGACGAAAAGCATATTTTAAAAAGTAATCCTTGTTCATCGCTTTGCCGAACTCTGAACCTTCGTGTATTCGGCAGAAGATTGTTTCACCGTTATTATTTATGCAGTTCTGAACGAGCTGTTGTATTTTAGGATGTATCGGCACTATTCTGTCCTTGCCGGCATCTGTTTTCTTACCGCCGACAAAATAATGTATACCTGAATCAGTTACTTTGTATTTGTCAGGTGTTAGCTCAAGAAACTCGGAAACACGAAAGTTGACATAGCACATGATGTATATGTAGTCCATATATGGTACTTTACCCACATTTTGCTTGATGAGTTCAAGCTGCACTTCTGTAAATCTTGTAGCTGTGGTTTCTTCTTGTTCAGGTAGTTCAATAAAGGCTGCATAGTTTTTGTTTAGTATATCCTCTTTCATTGCAAAGGTGTACAGCGTAGTGAGCAGACACTTGACTTTATGTAACGCTGAGTAACCTAATCCCTGACAGATTTTAGGCGTATCAGTGACTTTATAGGTACCTTTACCATTAGGTAAGAGATATTTTAATTTGCCTTCTGCGCCGACCTCGTGGTGCGGATTATCATAATAATCCACGATGTATTGATAGTCTGATGTGCGTAAATCCCTAAATTTACGCTTGTACAAGGGCTTTAGCTTGATATAAGCGCTTGCGTAGTTGCTTTTTACGCTGTCACCAAGTTTTTTATATGCTTTAGTTTTTACCCATTTATCGTGTAATTGCTCAAGTGTCATATTAAAGCCATTGACGGGATTGTACTCATAATCTTTGAGTGCGTTTTCTGCCTCTCGCTTTGTGGCGAAAGTTCCCAAATAAACTTGTTTCCCTGTGACAGAGCTTGCAGCGGCATACGGTTTTGATTTGCTGTCTTTGCGAATGTAAATGCTTCCTGTACCTTTTGTCCTGCGCCTGTTTTTCGGCTTGTCAGATGATTGATTTTTACCGCAGTAAGGACAATACGCAAAATTGTCCTGCAATTCTCGGTTACACCGTCGGTTTATACATTTTTTCATCATTTTGCTCCTTAAAAAAGGGTGCAAAAATCCCCTGCAAAATATTGTAATTTTCGCAGGGGTGTGGTACAATATATTTGCTAAGAAAAATGCACCATTGCACCCGTTGTAATGGTCTCCGCTCTATCCTGTTGGCGCAGGGTAGGGCGGATTTTTTTATTTTATTTTACTTTCTTGCTGACAAGGTTCATTTTAACGTCATTATCATAGGTATCTGTATCGAAATATATTAAATCAGCTCCTACGGTTGATGGATTGAAGTTTTTACAATCTTTCACACTGACTTCAATCATGCCCTCGCTGTGTGCTGAAATCGGAGCGCTACAGACTAACTTGTTGTAGCTTCTTCCGTCTAAGATGACGGTGTCGGCTTGTACGGTTATAGATTTATCCATTTTATTTTTTATATAAAAATGAACATCAACTTCTTCATCCGAATAAGGAGCCTGCTCCGTATCGCTGTAATAAACGGCTATGTCGCTATCTGAATAAAGCTCGGTTAAAGTATCTTTAAACTCTGTAGGTTTTTCGGTAGGCGGTTCTGTTTCGGGTTCAGTAGCTTTTTCTGCTGAATCTTCTTCAGGTGAACGAACATCTTTTGAAGAATATGTTATTATAGAATTAACAATGATGTCTTCATAAAAATCAAATTCTTCAGATTGCTCATCGCCTTCGGTTGTGAAAAGCATACAACACAAATAATTCTTCGTCACCCACACATACATTGTGCCGTAATACTTATCTCCGGATAATTCCAAATTTGCTATTACACGATAAGCGAGAAAGTCATCTATATGAGTTGTAGTTCTGCTTATTTCTTCAAAGTCATCAAACGAATTTGCAAAGCCATCAAGAAAGCTGTCTACATAGCCTGAGGTAAATTGAGATGGTGAAATATTCGATTGAGATGAACTTATATACAGCCTGTTTCCGTCAGGGTCGTAAAAATAATGGTAACCGTCATGAGCTTTATGCGTCCACTCTTTAGGAATATCAATAGAAAAAGGAGTTATATCATACCACTCAAACAAATCGGTTTCTGAGGTATCGTTAGAGGTTTGATTGGTAGAAGTTGTTACCGGTTCTTGAATATCAGGTTGGTTGCTACATTGCGAAATGGCAGTTACCGCAGTGGCGGTCAATATCAAAGCTATCAGCAAAGCAATGTAAAAATGTGGAGTGCGATATATAGGCTTTTTTTCAGTCGTTTTTTCAGCTTCTCCCGTAGGGCTGAATTTGTTTTTTTGATATGTATGGCATATCGGGCAAAATACTGAATTATTCGGTATGATGTTACCGCAACTTTCACACTTGCAGGGTTCTGTGTTTTTAGATTCGTCGTCTTTAAACAGAGCAACCTGTTCAATCTTTGTTCCGCATTCGTTGCAAAACTTTGAACCGGCAGGAATCTCAGCACCGCATTTTGGACATTTCATTTATAAATCCTCCTCTTTTTGATATATATATTGACAAAATATATATCATATACTAAAATAATATTAGAGAGGTTCAGACTTCTCACTATTCCTATTTCTCCTACCATAGTTGCCGCTATGGTAGGTTTTTCTTTTTGTTGATAAAATCTGAAAATTGCTCTTTTACCCGTCTTTCAAGCGGATGTAGGTAAAAAGCGTTTCTGCGTTCGAGCTCTGCCATTCGTTCAGCCCTGTAGGTCGCCGCCTCAAGACTGATGTCGCATAAATTTGCAATTGCAGCGGCATTTGTTGCGTGTAGCTCATGGAGCACACAAGCCGGAGATAACAAGTCCCGAGCAAATACATTTGCCGAATGTTCGGCATCATCAGTTATTAAAAAGCCGTTGCCGTCTTTGCTGAACAAATGGCCTAAAAATATATGACCGAGTTCGTGTGCGATTGTAAATCTACAACGCTGAGGAGATTGCTCATCGGCATAGACGATATACAACTTATCATTTTGTATAAGCGTTGTACCGCTCTCGTTTTTGCTTAGCAGATTGGCCACCGAATTTTTCAGTAAAACAATGTCGGCTTGCTTAGCTATCTGACTGACTTTAACAGGCAGACTGTTTATATTATAATCAATCAAACATTGCCAAGAGGCATTGCGTGCATTTTTATATTGTCCATAATTCAAGTTTTACCACCTCATAGGTATTGTAACCTATGAGGTGTTTTTTATTATGTATTATAAATCTGTATCGTCAGGCTCAAACTTACTGAGATCAGGAAGATTAACTATTTCAATAGGTTGATTATTACCGTCACTTCGTGCGGCTTTAACCGTTGGTATTAGATTATCGTTAATTTTTAAAATAGTATCAATTGTGTACTGATGTTCAGGGTGATTTCGATAAGCATAAACCAAATCTTTTTCATGATTGGTTAAAATCATAGTATTGCTTTTGTTTGGCATTTCTCTGAACTCTGCAAGAATATCATCTACTTTATATATATCACAAAGTGCGATTAAAATTTCTGCATCAGGTTGACCGTGATTGTTCTCCCACGCATTTACGGTTTTTCCACTTTTATTTATTAATTTTCCGACTTCATCGGCGGTTAATCCGCTTTTTTTCCTTAACTCTTTTAATTTTTGTGCTATAAATTCTCTTGACACTTTGTTTCTCCTTTTATAGATGTTTTATCTACGCTTTTATTATAATTTGCTAATTACAGATTGTCAAGAAAAAAATCTGAAAAATGTAGAAAAATTTTTTTAAAATCTCTTGACAATCTGCAAAAGTTAGATTATTATTAAAATGAAATCTACAAAATGTAGCATTTAACAGTTGAAAGGAGGTAAAAGGTATGACTGTGAACGAAAAACTTAAAAAGATTGTCGAAGAAAAAGGACTTAAACAATCATATTTGTGTGAGCATACTGGAATGACCGCTGATGCAATTTCAAGAATATTAAATTCCAACCGTAAGGTTACAGCAGAAGAGTTTTTGGGAATATGTCAAGTGCTTGATGTTGATCCAAGGCAGTTTTTTAAGCAGTCTGCTTAACTTATTACCTCAGAAAGGAATGGTAAAAATGGCACTAACCATATATGCGGCAGTTGCTACCGTAGTAGCAGTAGTGGCAATCATAAAAGCTGTAAAATGGAAAATTGCTACAAGAGCAATGGTGGTTTATTGTATGAAGAATTTCAGAATACCCACAGACAAAGAACTTGCCGACTGCTCCAAAGAAGCCGCCGGCAAGACAATAAGATTTAAGTAGGATTTGAGGTGATAAAAAATGCTCTCAAAAATTATGATAAGCCGTAATAAAAAGAAAAAGGCAATGCCAAATCGACAATTGCCTTTTGAACACCCTGCTTATCCTATTCAGAGTGATTTTTATGAAATTTCTTTAGAGAAATACGACGGAGAACTACCGATTCATTCGGTGCAAATGTCCTTTGTACTGCCCTATGACGATTGGTGCGAATTTTCAAAGTCAAATCTCTACAAACATCTTCAGGAGTATCTTCAGGAACTAAAAAGACGAGATAACCTGCATGTGAAGAAAGCATTGGAAGATTGATAGGTAAATGCTCGTTGTAAGTGGGTACATAATAAACTTTACCATTTCTAACATGTTCTAAAGCCATCACTTCAAATGTAAATGTGGTTTCATTATAAATTCCGCTGTCGAGGATAACTTGCAGGTCGGTAATAGTAATAGGCAGGTTAGATTTATTGTTTGTTTGATAATGTAAAATTAGTTTTTTCTGTCCTCTTGCATACGGACGAAGAACGCATTCTTTTATTTGAATTTCTAAATTAATTCTGCGTGACAGCAAATATTGAATTAGATTTATCAGAGAAATCAAAAAGCCTAATATACCTAAAATTCCACTAATTACAACCCACATAATGATCAACTCCTTTCCTTGATTATAACACCAAAAAATTTAACATACAACATAAATGAGGTGATTAAATGAACGACAAAATCCTTATCAACCCTAAAACAAATCAGGAGTACAGCGATGTACCGCCGACCGTGGCGGCTGAATATCTCGGAGTTGCTCTCAATTATGTTTATGAGGGGCTAAAAAAACAAACCCTGCCTATCGGTTCAGCCGTACAGAGCGACAAAGGGCGTTGGAGCTACAACATACCGATTGACCGGCTAAAGACCTACGCAAGCGGTGCAGATATATCCTTACTGACCACACTGCTCAACAAATTGATCGGCAGCGGAAATACAATCAACGAAAGGACGGCGTAAAAATGATAAATTCGCCGTGCTACGGCTGTCAGATGCGGACGACAAGATGTCATACAGATTGTGAAAAATATCTTGAATACAAATCAAAGTGCGACAACCGCCGAGCCGAACGCTCTAAGAATTATGACTTTTTTAATTACATCTGTCATAAAATCAACATCCATACGAGATGTCGCAAATCAAATAAATGAAAGAATAGGTGAATATATGGAAATCATTGCAAATAACCGTGCAAATAACCGTGAACATATAGCTTTTAAAGACTTGAAAAAAGGCGATATTTTTGTATTAGCCTCAGATGGCAAATGGTACATAAAAAACAACGATTTTTATGCAGTACGGCTTACAGACGGCAAAACCGTTGAGCCGAGTTTTTCACTTTTACTTTGCGAAGTCAAAGATTGCGTGCTCGTAGAAAGAGAAATCTATACAGCATTAACTGAAAAGGAGTGTAACAAATGTGGTTAAGAAATTACCCGACACGCAGAAAACTGCTCAAAGATGTTAAGGAGTTAAGAGAAGAAAACAAAAATCTCAAAAATGAGTTAAAAAAAGCTCGCCTTGATAAATCCCAAACCGAAGAAAATTACACAAACGCTCAATATGCATTAAGAGGTTATAAAAACGAGAATACTAAACTCTGTGAAAAACTTTCAATGTATGAATCAGCAGAGGCAGAATCCTTCGGTTTTGAATGTGTGGGTGTCCGCAAATGAAAAAAAGGACAACAGTTGAAGACGGATATGATGTTGAGGGACGCTGGCATTTGAAGCTCAGAAAAGCCAAAGGCAAGTTTACGCTCGACGAAATAATTGAAGCGGCGAAAGAATGGGAAGAAGATTACTACGCCGTGATAATTAAAGCGATGAGCGATGAGATAGCGCAGTATTACGATGATGACCTTGACGGTGATTATGTCACCTTGTACCGTGCCACGGATTTTATCAGCAAAGAGGTGTAACCAATGAAAAGATTAACTTTAAATCAAGACAGCGAAATCAAGGTTAAGGACATCTACGGCAAAATGCACGACTGCAAAGATGTCCCGAGGGAATTTTATGGCTGTATTCGCAAACTTTACGACTATGAAAATACAGGATACACAATTGATTTTATTGACAACATACCGCATATACTCAAAGATATGCGTGAATGCTTATTAAATCCATCGGTTGTAAATATTAGAATGTGTTTGCATATGATTGATTACATTTTAAACACAAAAGAAAAAGACCGTTGATTGCTTGCACTACAATCAACGGTCGGCAAATAACACAAGGCTATCTGCGTACAAATACAGTCTAACATTATTATATCAGATAACCTTGCAAAAATCAAGGAGATTATATAAATGAATAAAAAATCTAAATTACAAATGATACCGACTGACAAACTTCATCCACACCCTGATAATCCAAGAAAGGTTATCGGCGATGTTTCGGAACTTGCAGAATCTATCAAGACAAACGGTATCTTGCAGAATTTGACCGTAGTGCCAAACAATGATAACTGGGATGATTTCACGGTTATTATAGGACATCGCAGGCTTGCAGCGGCAAAGCAGGCAGGATTGACTGAACTGCCTTGCGCTGTTGTCGAGATGACCGAAAAGGAACAGTTATCTACAATGTTAACCGAAAATATGCAGCGCTCAGATTTGACAGTTTATGAGCAGGCAAAAGGATTTCAGATGTTGATTGACCTCGGGGACAGCGTTGCCGAGGTGGTAGAGAAAACAGGCTTTAAAGAAAGCACCGTAAGAAGGAGACTCAAACTTGCAGAACTTGATGAAGAATCCTTCAAGGAAAGCCAGCTCAGACAACCCACATTGGCAGACTACGAGCGTCTGAATCAGATTAAGAATATTGAAGTAAGAAACGAATTGCTTAAATCAATCGGAACGAATAATTTCGATAATCTTTTGTATTCTGCTGTTAAAAAGCAGGAGACCGATGAAGAAAAAGAAAAAATTGAAAAGCTCTGTCTTGAACATGGAATGATTAAAGCGCAGAAACATGACGAAATTCCAAGCAACTACGAATATACGGGATTTTTTGCGCTCAAAGATTTGATCGGTAAAGACTTTGCGGACGGCAGGAAAAGATATTTTTATTTTGGTTACGGCTCAAACATTTATATTTACGCAGAAGCATTTGAAAAGCAGGAAAAGATCGATGCCGAAGAAGAAAAGCGAAAGCTTGAAGAGCAGAGATGGGACGAGCTTGTTGAACAGGCGGAAGAAACAGACGAACGCTGTGAGGCTCTCAGAAGAGGCTTTATGCTGGATACGAATTTCAATGACAACAACAAGAAGCAGGAGCTTGTGAAATTTATAGTCGCCCAAGTGGCGACAGGAGCCAGTAACAAAAAATATCGTTTTGAAGAAATTATCGAACACGACTTTGAAGATGATGAAAACATAGATAGCTACATCAACGAACATTGGAACAATGACAGCGGCAGAATGCTAATGGCGACGGCATACGCTTTGAGCCAGAGAATTTACGGTTCGTTCGATTATATCAGTGTAAATTATTCGGACAAGACATTCAGCCGAAAAAACAATCCCGAACTCAACAGATTTTATAATCTGCTATGTAAACTCGGCTATGTGATGAGTGACGAGGAGATACAGCTCCGTGACGGCACACATCCGATTTTTACCTCCGGTGAAGTAAAATAAACTAAATAAGTTAATCACACAACTGCACTTGTGAGATTATATAAATCCCATTTAATACCTTCTTTCTTTAATTGTATTTTCGGGTAGGTGCAGATGCCCGAACAAATTAACCGATAACAAGCTCTGCACAGCTTGTCATATAAAACTCGTTTACTCCTCTTTAAATAAATTCTGACATTGAAAGCGGAGCAGGTGCAGATGGTCCGCTTTAGGTGAAGGAAATGGCATCAATCAAAGTTAAATCCGAATACAAAAAACTTGTCAGCTTATTTAACAATTTGACAGGATCAAGGTCATTGTGGCAAGTGTTCAACGATTGCATAGAAATGTTTGCGCTAAGCATTCAGAATACTTTTTGCTTTGGTCAAACATTTGAAAAAAACGAAAATCGCTATAAAGACATCACCAAAAATTATAGTGAAAGCGAAATTGAAACAATTGTAAAAATTTTCGCCGAGATAACTAATGCACTCGAAGCAAATCCATTTCAAGATTTTTTGGGGGATTTGTATATGCAACTTGATATGGGAAGCAGCGCTCTCGGACAATTTTTCACACCGTACACCGTATCTTATGCAATGGCGGTAAGCTCGTTTGACGAGAAAAATGCAAAAGCTGAATTATCCCAAAAAAGATATATCTCGGTTCTTGAGCCTGCGGTCGGTGGCGGAGCAAATGTAATTGCGTTTTGTGAGGTACTGAAAAATCATGACATCAATTATCAAACACAATGTGTCATTGTCTGCCAAGAGCTCAGCAAATTAACTGCTCTGATGTGCTATACAGCACTGTCGCTGATAGGTTGTGCAGCGGTGGTTAAAATTGGAGATAGTTTGAGTGATCCATATACGAACTATTTTGCTGAGTGTTCTAAAGGTGCTGAAATTTGGACAACTCCAATGTTTCACATTCAAAACTGCTATAAGAAGGTATGAATCTATGCAAGAAGAGGCGCTTTTACAAATCATTAAAAAACAGCTTAATGAGATCGTAAGGTGGTAGATTTACAAAATGTCGAGGTTAAATAAAACATGGACGGCCGATGAAATAGATTATCTTATTTCTGCTTGGGGCAACGTTAATATGGCCACTATAACAAAACACCTTGATAGATCCGAATGTGCAATAAGGCTAAAAGCCGGTAAGTTAAACTTAGGACCTTTCTTGGCTAATGGCTATAGATACATCACAATAAGCAATCTTTATAAACTCATTCGTCCAAACACTTCTGCCACTTATCTAAAAACATCGTGGGTAAAAAATAGGAATCTGCCTACTCACAACATTTCAAGAAGTTCAAAAACAAATTTCATCGTTGTTTACATAGATGAATTTTGGATGTGGGCAGAGAAAAATCAATATTTTTTAGATTTTTCGAAACTTGGAAGATATCAATTAGGACCAGAGCCCGATTGGGTAAATCCAAAACGAGAGGCAGACATATTAAGGAACAGTTTTATCAAAGCAACTCCATGGACAAGCAGAGAAGATAACCTTCTCAAAGAATTGCTTGTAAAGCAAAAGTATGGTTACAAAGAACTATCACAAATATTGTGTCGTAGTGAAGGTGCTATACAGCGCAGAATTAATGACCTAAACATCAAATACCGTCCTGTAAAAGCTGATAACCATCAAAAATGGGTTGAATCTGAATACACTTTACTTGGCGAAATGATTAAATGCGGAAGCAAATATGAAGAAATATCCGACAGAATCGGTCGATCAGTTAAAGCTATCAGAGGACGTGTATTTGATAAATATCTCACGGAAAATCTTGACAAAGTACGAAATTATATAGGCAACGGAAACTTTGGAGACGGAACGCCTGACAAGCCGTTAAAATACAAGCGACTTATGTCGGACGAAGAAAAAAACAAAGCTAATCTATTGTTATCAATCATCGCAGGAGATTTACTTTGTGTTGCAAAAACGAACTCAAATGTTGATGAGGAATACAGTGAATATTGGCAAAAGGATATGTGCTTGAATTGGAGCAATATCAAAGGCTGTATTGCATGCGAAAAAGATTGCGACAGTTGCACATCGTTTAAAAGAATACCCGTACAACATTGTAAGCGTTGTGGAAAGGATTTTTTTGAACGAAAAAGTGCTGATTTTTGTAGCGATTGCAGGTCAGCTCGCCTATATCAAGCGCGAAAAAAATATGCAATACTGCAACAAAAGCAAAACCGAAAGTAAAGAAGGCGTATCTATGGATGATAAAACAGAATTCGTACGAATGGTAACAACACAATGCCTAAAATATATGTCTGTGAATGAGGCAAACAAGGTTGAGCAAATTTTGTCAGTCTTGTTGACAAAATATTCTCTAAAAAAAGAAACCTACGCTTTATCCACCGAAACAGTTACTCCTAATCAAAAATTAGTAAATACTTTTTTAGCCATTAAAAAAATTAGTGGTTTGACTGACAAAAGTCTAAAAGCTTATAACAATGAAATACAAATGATGCTTAAAGCAATAAATAAGCCTATCGCAGACATTAATGTTAATGATATTCGTGCATACCTTGCTTTTGAACAATTAAATAAAAATGTATCAAACAGTTATCTTGATACAAAATTAAGATACTTAAAATCATTTTTTAAAACACTGAGAATTGAAGGCTACATACCAAATGATCCGGCAGAAAAAATCACAAAAATAAAAGCTGAAAAGGTAATTAGAAAGCCGTTTACACCGATTGAAACCGAAAAAATCAGAGATGCTGCCGGAAAAGATTTGAGGTTGAAGGCAATCATAGAATTTCTATTATCGACAGGATGTCGAGTTACAGAAGTGGAAAATGCAAATCGCAGTGACATTAAAGATGATAAACTGATTATCACAGGCAAGGGTAACAAGCAAAGATTTGTATATCTTAACGCACAAGCAAAACTTGCTTTGGAAAAATACGAAAATACGAGGTCAGACACCAACAATGCTTTGTTCGTTAGTAAAGTTAAAATAAAAGGTGAATACAAAAGACTTGAAAAAGGACAAATAGAAAATATCATTCGTGAGCTTGGTAAAGACATTGGAATTGAAAATTGTCACCCACATAGATTCAGAAGAACCATGGCTACCGATGCCCTTAGAGCCGGCATGCCAATTGAACAAGTATCACTAATGCTTGGCCACGAAGAACTGACTACAACACAAATATACGCAAGATCTGATGAATCTGATGTTTATCAGGCACATCAAAAATATGTTAGATAAATAGGAGTAAAAACAATGCTTAAACCTGCAATATTATACAGAGATGAAATATTTGCAAAGCTATTAGAATATAGCTACACCGACAATATGCTTTTTTATATGGGGTGTTTAGGCAATGAGTTGCCTACGATCGAAGAAAATAGCAGCGGAAATATCTATCAATACGCTATTATCGGTAAGGACAACAAGCTAATAGGGTATTTTGCATATTCTGTTGATTGGTATTCTTCTTGTGTTTATAACTTTGGATTGTTTGCTTTCGACCGGAATAATACCACGATTGGATTCGATGTTTATAAGGAGCTAAGAAAGATAATCAATGACTACCATATTCACCGAATGGAATGGAGAATGATTCAAGGAAACCCTGTTGAGAAACATTATGATAATTATTGTAAGCATTATAATGGCAAAAAGTTTGTATTTACAGACTTTTTTAAGGATCGACATGGGAAATACCATAACGAAGTTCTTTATGAAATCATATTTAATAAGAGTGAAAGTAAATGAAAGAAATAAAACTTATTGCTATAACGCCTTGTCGGCAATTGCACAAAGATACAATTCTGACAAAGGATGGCTTGAAAGTGAGGTAGAAGAATGAGAGGTATTAAAAATATTACCGTTAATTACGATAACGGCGAAATAGAAACCTTAAATAAAGGTGTAGTTGTTAGTTTTGATGAAATCGACAATGAAGAAGAAACTATCAAAGTCAGATATCGTATGTGCGATATTAAAGGCAAGGATTTGCATTTGATTGTAAACGCTGTTGTTGCGTTGGCACAACAGCTGGGGCTACTAAATGAGGAGTGATAATATTGGCGTTCCCCGAAAAATTAAAAGCGTTAAGGCTTAAGTATAAATTAACGCAGGAAGAATTAGGTGAAAAACTCTGTTTGAGCAGAACAAGTATATCTTACTATGAGCAGGGAAAATTTGAACCTGATATTAAAACTATAATAGATATTTCAAATCTATTTAATGTTACGACAGACGAACTGCTGAAATGAGGCTTAACAATGAAAATAAAAAAAGCATTCGACATATGTAAAAAGAATAAGTCAATTTATATATCTATGACCAGCGAAGGAGAACAGTGGCTTTCGGACGGCAATGCGGTTTATCCGATTTTTGAACTGCCATTGTTGAATGAAAACTACATATGTAAGTTGTATGACATAAACGATGCGCAAAGAGATAAGATTACATTTATCATTGCAAAGGGAAAACCTGAAATTGATGTTAATGACAGTACAGCGGATGAGTCACTCGCTGAAATGTGGGACATTGAAATTGCATATAATGGCAAAATATTATTACCAATAAGCACATCTGAGGGACTTATGTTCATCGACCGTACTTATCTCAGTCCGTTTGCAGATATGCCGCAACAAGAAATGTCATTGACATTAAGATACAATTCAAAAAGTGTTCCCTACTTTGCTATTAAATTTGGTATGATAGCCTACGGGTTTATAGCCGCCTGCGAAATCGTTGACGAAAATCTTGTAAACAGTTTGAAAGCACTCTACATTGAAAGCGATATGATTTTGAAAAACAAGAAAGGATGACCTGCCGATGAAGCAGTATGAAGCTGACCAACAGCGGAAGTTATTTCAGTGGACGACCTTCATCCGGGCAAAGTATCCTGAAATTGATTTGATGTTCCACATTCCGAACGGCGGAAGCAGAAACAAACTTGAAGCAGCCAACCTCAAAAAGCAAGGAGTAAAGGCAGGTGTGCCGGATTTGTTTTTGCCGGTTGGCCGTGGAAGCTATCACGGTCTGTTCATCGAATTAAAATACGGCAAAAATAAGCCGACTGAAAAACAAACCGAATGGCTTAAAAGCCTTAATGAACAAGGCTACGCTGTCGCTGTATGTTATGGTTGCGACGAGGCAAGCGAAAAAATATTAAAGTATTTGAAATTAGGTGAAATAAATGAGTAAAGAAAAAAAGAAACGAGGTCGCAAGAAGAAACTCGACCGAATAGACAGAATGTGTCTTTACTGTGCCGATTATAATGCAAAGCACGGCACAAGTTACAGTTACGGCCAGTTTGTTGCGCAGATAGCCGCAGGAAAAATTAAAAGACTTGGGTTATATGATTATGAAGGAGGTCTTGCTGAATGAGTGAAAATGAAAAACCGGTTGCAGCGGAAATGCAGGACAATCCGACACCGGCAGAAACATTGTCGGAACTCGACAAACTTGTGATAGGCTTCATCGACGGTGACCTTGATGTGGCTACGCTCAATAGCTTAGATATGTTTAATCGTTGGTTAGTGTTTTCAATGTCTGCCGTGTACAGTTGCACAAAGATAGGCTTGCTATCCGCTAAATCTTGCGTCAAGGCTAAGTATAAATTATTGCAAGAATATCGCAGGTTTAGGACTGACACTTTTTTTGCAAACAAGGAACACATCGAATGGATAAAAAGGACAAAAGAAACTTCTTGCAAATTAACGGAGTTGTCAAAGGCGATTGCCGAACACGATACTAATGTATTGCAAATTGCTTTACAGATAATTGACCTGCTCACAAAGCATGATGTTTATAACAAACTTTTCATTTTGTCAGACGCATCGGATACATATAAAGAAAAATGTTTAAAAACACTAACCGAAAACGATACAGCATTTTTGAATGAGTTCGGCAACATACCTTTTGTGGATTTGCTCTTTAAATTTTATAAATCAACAGAAGAAACAAGAGCAACTGAAATCTTTAAGGAATTGGATGCCGACAATATCAGAACTGTAGCTTGTCACGTGCCGGTTAAGTCGGATGATTGTCGAGGAATCACAAAAAGCTACAAAGAATATTTTGGTATTTAAAGTAAGGCAATATTCTTGCCGGCTGCAAAATCTTAAAGGAAATTCAAATCAAGTTAATCCTATATAAAAAAGTAATCAAAGCGACGACTTCCGTTTTGATTAAGCTGTTACAAAAGAATGCACCAAAAATCAAACACACAATTGCAGCGGCAAGGTTGCACAGGCAGTAGTTCGGTGGTCAGACGGACTACTGCATATTTATATCATCTGATTTTTTAATGAGAAAATAGAATAATAAATAGTCACAAATAAAAGGGTTGAAATACCCTTTAACTATCCCGCTCAAGGAATTAATTAAGTGACCGTTTTAGTTTTTACATATATAATGGGAAGTTTAATATGTTTACATACAAAGCTGAAATTAAATCAGGGCCTTTCCTCGAGGTCAAATACTATAAATCATTTCGCAGACGGAATAAGAAAAATCTTGCTCGACAAATCAATCAATCCCGAACAAACGAAAAGCAAGCCAAAGCAAACCGTATCAGAGGAGAACAACACACACAGAGGCTTATCCTCTGCAACTTCTCTGAGGGCGACTGGTTCGCAAGATTCTCCGCTCCGTTTGGTGAATTTACCGAAGATGAATTTGAGAGGGTTGTCTCAAATTTTTTTAAACGAGTGAAACGCAGGACAGATAAGAAACAAATCAAGTTTAAATACATCGGCTACTGCGAATGTGGTAAGCTCGGAAAGAATTGGCATTTGCACATCGTAATTGAGGATTGTGCCAGAGAAATATTAACGACTTGTTGGCCGTGGAAAAACGGAATAAATTTCACTCCGCTCTACCAAGACGGAAACTATGCCGACCTTGCAAAGTACATCCGCAAAGATGTCAGCGGAAAGAAAAGATTAAAAACATCAAGAAATCTCAATAAGCCTGAGGTCAAAGTTGTTGAAGGGAAAAAACGAGAATACAGAAAACTCGAACGAGGAGAGGCTTTGCCTTGTCCCGAAGGATATTATTTTTATCGTGACGAAATGTGGATAAATGACTTCACGGGTGCGTCTTTTTATTTTACTTACTTGGCCAATAGCCATAAACACAAGAAAATCGGAGGTGCAAGGATATGAGAGATACAACAAGAGATTATACAATTGCACAGTTTAGACTTTATGCCTCTCTTGGATTTCCAAGCAAAGCACAGGTTGTAGCTGACAAGGCAATGCACCGAGCATTACAACTTGACCTGCTTGCTGTGGTAGACACACTTAATGCCTTGACCAATAGCGGTAAAGACTACATCTGTCAAGCTGTCAGCGCTGTTTATTTTGTTGCACCAACAAAACCGTTGCACAAAGGTGAAATAAATTTGAGAGTGACCAAGTTTGCTGTCAATAACTATACAGACGAACGCACGGTGTTTCGCTGGTTAAAAGAGGCACGATTGCTTTGCGCAAACCTTCGTGGGCTTAACATTTGTACATATTGCACAAAGAAAGATGTCAGTAGAAGCGATTAAACCTGTTGTACAATTAAATTGTAATGATAAAACGAAAAGTAACTACGGACTGGATCGTCCGCCAAATCCGTGAGGGCAAGGCATATAGATTTTATTTAACAGCGGCTTGGCGAAAAGTTCGAGACGCAAAAAAAGCGAAAGAACATTACGAATGTGAACGCTGTCGTGCTTTGGGTAAGTACAGCCCGTGCGAGGCAGTGCATCACAAACTGTATCTCAAAGTAAGACCTGACCTTGCTCTTGATATCAACAACCTCGAATGTCTATGCAAAGATTGCCACTACAAAGAGCACCATAAATACGAGCCGAAAAAATTAAAAGATGAGTTTGCCGAGCGATGGTGAGCGAAAAAAAGCATACCCCCGGGTAAAAAATCGAAAAATTCTGAGGTCAATGGATAACGGAGTAAAGGCACGACAGTTTAGCTTCGCGCACGCACACGAGGAATTTTTGAGAGAGGAGAAGCAAATGGCACAGATTAAAATTGCAGAAATCAAAGACAGCTTAATTGAGCAACTGACTTTGAAAGGGGCAAACATTGAAGTCTATAGAGATTTAATCGACAGCTACATTTTTTGCACAAAACTTGAACGAAAAATGCAAGCGGACATACGCCAAAACGGCTTAACATACAAAGCTATCAGTGCCACAGGCAAAGAGTATATGAAGGACAACCCATCGGTAAAAAATGCAGTAATGTACAACAAACAGCGCTTAGCAATTCTCTCGCAAATGGGGCTGTCCATTGACAAAGTCGAGAGTGATTCGGATGACGAACTGTAAAGTCATAGACGACTACATCAATCTTGTTAAAAACGGTAAATATCGTGTCTGTCGCGAGCAAATTCAACTAATAAAGTTTGTCGAAAATGTCTTTGAAAACGAAGAAATTTACGTCGATGAAGAACAGCTTGAAAAGTATTTAGCTTTGCAGAAATATTTTCCTTATGAACTTTTTGAATGGGAAAAGTTTTGTTTTGCGTTGCATAATTGCACATACTCAGCTCCCGGTGTTTTAAGGTTTCCCGACCTTGCACTTATCGTCGGAAGAGGCACAGGCAAAAACGGCTATTTAGCTTTTGAGGATTTCGCACTTTTAACACCAGTGAACGGTATTAGAAATTACGATATTGACATTTGTGCAACATCGGAAGATCAGGCGACTATTACTTTTAACGATATTTATAATGTCCTTGAAAATAACAAAGCTAAAATGCAAAAACACTTCAAGTGGACGAAAACACGAATTGTGAATGTAAAGACAAACTCTGTTTTGAGATATCGGACATCTAACAGTAGCACAAAAGACGGCGGTAGACCGGGCAAGGTCGATTTTGATGAAAAACACGCATATGAAAATTACAAGCTTATTGAAGTGTTTGTCACCGGTTTAGGAAAAAAGCCGATGCCAAGAACGACGACCACAACGACTATGGGAAATGTTCGAGACGGTCCGCTTGACCAAGAGTTTGCGAGAGGCCTTGAAGTTTTGAACGGTGATGCACCTGACAATGGCACACTTTATTTCATTTGTCGCTTGAATGACGATAAAGAGGTACACGACGAACAAAACTGGTACAAAGCAAATCCAAGCTTGCAGTATTTTCCAAACTTGCTTCGAGAGCTTCGGAAGGAATATGAAAATTGGAAAATTGATCCGAATAGCAACACCGCTTTTATGACGAAAAGAATGAACCGCCCTCAGGGAACAGAAGCGAATCCTGTAACCTCGTGGGAAAATATCAAAGCTACAAACAGGCCTCTCCCCGACCTTGAAGGTAAGCCGTGTGTGTTTGGTATTGATTACACAAAAACTACTGACTTTTTGGGTATAGGTTTGATTTTTTTAATTAACGGTGAAATTGTATGGAAGCCGTTTTCGTGGTATTGTTCGCAATCGGCGGATTTGGGCAGGATTAATTTTCCATATACTCAGCAACCTGACTTAAAAAGAGTGGACGGGGCGGAAATACCTCCCAAAATTGTAGCTGGTTGGTTGAGAGAACAGAAAGAACATTACAACATTGTCGGCGGAGCGTTAGATAGCTACCGCTATACATTACTCAAAGAGCCGTTAATGCAGTTAGGTTTTGAATGTGACTGTAAAGGCAGAAATAACCTTAAACTCGTCAGACCGTCAGACAAAATGCTTGTTGCTCCTCTGATTGCCTCTGATTTTGCAAATCACCGCATTGTTTGGGGCGATTCGGCGTTAATGCGTTGGTACACAAACAACACTTCTGCCGTTGAGGATAAAAACGGCAATATTATCTACGGTAAAATCGAACCGAAATCAAGAAAAACAGACGGATTTATGGCATTTGTCGCCGCATATACACAGCTTGATTTGCTGAAACAAAATCAGCCGATTACGGTTGATGAAATTGAGAATTGCTTTAACGCAATTGTATTTTAAAGGCAGGTGAAAAAATGAATGAAAGTAATAAACTTGGTAAAAAATCTTTTCAGAAAAGATGCCGTTGCAGCGGAATTTAACGAGGATGGCTCAACAGTTGATGAACAGAGGTTTCACCTGACGGAACTCGCCTTATTTACGGCGATTGATTTTATTGCTCGAAGTTTGGCAAAGTGCGAATTTGTGACGGTAAGCAATAACCGAGAAAGTCGCAAAGCTGAATACTATTTGTGGAACTATTCGCCAAATAAGCATCAAACCAAAATTGAGTTTTTTACGCAGGCTGTTGCGAAGTTGATTTTTGACAACGAGCTTTTAATTGTTGAAACTGCCGATAATCAGCTTATGATTGCTGATAGCTTCTCGAGAACGGAACACGCTTTGATTGACGACACATTCAGCGGCGTTACTTGCCGAAATTTTACATATCAGCGCATTTTTCCTGAAAGTGAGGTAATTTACCTCAGATATAACAACTTTGCTCTTAACGGCTTGTTATCGGATATGTGCAACACTTACGAGCAGTTAATGTTATCAGCTCAGGAAAGATATAATAAAGCGGTCGGTCACAAAGGCATCTTAGAGATGGATAATTACAGCTTCGGCGACGAAAACTTCGCTGAAACTTACAACAAAGTTTTGTCGAAGCAGTTTAAAGCGTTTTATGCAAACAAAAACGCTGTTATGCCGATTTTTAAGGGTATGAAATATTCAGAACCCTCAACCGATGCCGGAAAGACTACGAATAGCGAGATTAACGATATTCAGAAGTTAAAAACTGAGGCATACACGATTGTCGGCAACGCTTTGCACATTCCGCCGGCAATTTTAAGCGGTGAAGCCTCTCAGCTCTCAGACGCTATGGATTGTGCTATCGGAAATGCAATTGATCCGATTGCAAATATGTTTGAGCAAGAGATTACAAAAAAGAGATTCGGCGCTACCGAATTTAGTAAAGGTAATTATCTCTTGATTGACACAACGACAGTCAGACATATTGACGCAATCAGTCAGGCGAACAATCTTGATAAGTCAATTGCCAGCGGTGTGCTGACACCTGCGCAGGCTCAAAAATATTGCAACATGCTCCCTTGCTCAGAGGCTTGGGCGCATACATATTACATTACTAAAAATTACCAAACAATAGCAAATGCTTTGAAGGGTGGTGAATAGAATAAATGAAAAGTAGAAATTACAACATCAAGCAAATTGCAGACAATCAGAGTGTCTTGCAGATATATCTTTATGGTGAAATTGAGCCGAGCTACTTGAATATTTGGGGTGACCTCGTAGAATCCAAGACAAGCGCCGAATATATTCGCAAGGCGATTGAAAAAGCAGGCGAAATTGAAGGCATTGAAATCTACATCAATTCCGTGGGCGGATTTGTTGACGAAGGTGTGACAATTTACAATTTGCTAAAACGGCAGAGTGTGCCGGTCACTGCATATATCGACGGTATGGCTTGCTCAATCGCCTCTGTTGTCGCAATGGCGGCTGACAAGATTGTAATGCCGTCAAACACAACGATGATGATTCATCATGCAATCGGTGGTTGTTATGGAAATGCGAAAGAGCATAGAAAAGTTGCAGCTCAGCTTGACAAAATCAGTGAAGCAAGTACAAACTCTTATCTTGTTCACGCAGGCGAAAAGCTTACAAGAGAAAAGCTTGAACCGTTGCTCGATGCTGAAACATTTCTGACCGCACAAGAGGCTTTTGACCTCGGTTTGTGTGATGAAATCGTTGATCCTGTCGATTTAACGGAATCAAAAGAAATTGTTAACGATGCACAGCAAAAGAAGAATCCAAAAGCAAAACAGGCAGCGGCAGAACTTGCAAAAATGCTTGGCACAAAGCCTGAACCGCAGACACCGCCCGAACCACAGGCTGAACCGAAAGAAAAGGACAGCTTTGAATTTTTTGAAGAACTTTTTAAAACCAAAAATTATTTGTAAAGGAAGATGAAAAAATGAAAAATCTTGATTTACTTGCAAACGCAAAAGCACAGTTTGCACAGAATTTTAAAGACGCTTTTGAATCAAAAGACGAAACAAAGATGACAAACGCTCTCAATGAGTATGCAGGCAGTATTCAGCAGTCAATCATTGAGGTCGCACAGGAAATCGGCGAAACCGCCGACAACACAATCCTTGCCAAGAGAGGATTCAGACAGCTTACAAGCGCAGAGCAGAAGTTTTACAATAATTTTGTCACAGCGGCAAAATCTGCGGATGTTAAGCAGGCACTCACAGGTCTTGATGTTACAATTCCGCAGACAATTCTCGACACAGTGCTTGAGGACATTACAAACAATCATCCTCTGCTTGATGCAATCGGCATCGAAAACACATACGGCTCTGTTAAGGCGATTTTTGCCACAGACACAAAACAGCTCGCTGCTTGGGGTGCTTTAAGCTCAAAAATCACACAGGAGCTTGCCGGCACAATCCAGGAAAAGGACTTCTCAACATCAAAGGTAAGTGCCTTTATCCCTGTTCCGAAGGATATACTCGACCTTGGCGCTATATATATCGACGCATACGTCCGCAGAATCCTCGCCGATGCACTTGCTTATGCTCTTGAAGATGGCTTTATCAACGGTGACGGCAACGGCAAACCTATCGGTATGCTTAAAGACCCCGAGGGTGCTGTAAAGGCAGGTGCATATACCGAAAAAACAGCAATAAAGCTCACAAGCCTTGACATTAAGTCGTATATGGGTGTTGTTGCCAAGCTTGCGAAGGGCAAGGGCGGCAAGACAAACAACATCACATCGGTTGACCTCATCGTTAATCCTGTGGACTATCTCACAAAGATTATCCCTGCAACTACGGTACTTGCAACCGACGGCTCGTATAAAAACAACCTCTTCCCCTTCCCGACGAATGTTTATCCGTCAGAAATGGTTGCGGAAGGCACTGCCGTTATTGGTCAACTTTCAAGATATAAAGCCTGCCTCTCAACAGGCAAGGAAGGTAAGCTTGATTACTCTGACCAGTACCAGTTTCTTGAAGATAACAGAGTTTATCTTATTAAGGCTTACGCAACAGGCTTTTCACTTCACACAAATGATTTTATTAAGCTTGACATTTCAGCGCTCAATCCTGCTGAAATTAAAGTAACTCTTAATCAGGCAGCAACAGCTTAATTTATCACGGAGGTGTTGAAAAATGGGAATCATGAACGATGTAGTTAATATGCTTGATTTCGACCGCGAACACATTGAAACAGATGAAAGTACAAAGTTGAAAATTGAACTGATTATAGCCAATGGAAAACAGCACCTCCGCGATTATAACCCTCTACTTACTGATGAGGATTTTGAACAGTCGACAAGGGCAAGAAGTTTGTTGTTTGATTATTGCAGATACGCTTACTCAAATGCTGTTGAAATGTTCGACCATAATTTTGAAAACGAAATTTTAAAATTAAGGCAGGAATACGAGGTGCGAATGTATGATACTGAAGAATAACATTGATTTTTTGACATTTAATGACGGACTTGCAAAAATCTATGAAACCGACGAAAACGACGACATCATCACCGACAGTCTGAAAAAATATCGTTTCGGTAATGAAAAAATCGGCGTAACTCGTTTTTATGGTGCAAAGCAGAACGATATTGAACTGTCAAAGGTCATACATATTCACAAGGACGAAAACTTGCGAACGGATATGGCGGTCATCATTGACGGCACACGGTTCAAGATTGAACAAATTCAGCACGATAAAAGCAAAAATCCCCCTTGCTCGATTTTGAGCTTGTCACAGAGGGGGCTGTATGAGGGCGGTGCAGAAGATGTATTTTAAAAATTACGATGAATTTGTCGAACTTATTAAGTCTTGTGGCTTTAAATGTGTAGAGGCAGATTACAACAAATCAACCCCTGCACCCTATCTTGTTTATTTCAAGGATGAAGAAACAGGAATTTACGCAGACGGTGAAATACTTTGGAAAAATGCAAAAATCATCATAGAACTCTACACGGCAAAAGACGACCACAAGAGCGAGACGAAGTTTGAGGAGTGGCTCAACGAAAACGGTTTTGGTTGGAAAAAGCCGAACCGAGCGTGGGACACAACCAATAAGCTTTGTGTAACTTATTACAACCTGAGTGTGACTTTTGATGAGTGATTACAAAAAAGTCGGCATTGACCGCCTCGGAGATGCCCTGTCGAAAGAACTGTCAACCTATTCGGCTGATGTGCAAATGGGCGTAAGATTGTTGGTTGACGAAAAATCAGAAGAGCTCAAAAACGAAATCAAAAAAAATGCACCTGTCGGCAAAAGAAAAAAATATCGCAAATCATTCAAAGTAAAAATTACGAATGAAACATTCAGGTTTTACGAAAAAACAGTTTATGCCGCTAAACCTGAGTACCGGCTTACACACCTCCTCGAAAAAACTCGTAGAAAAAGAGGCAAAAAAGGCGGAACGGTACAACCGAAGGTGCATATTACTCCGGCTACAGAAAAAATCCATAATGAATTTGAAGCCGGAATAAAAAAGCTCATTAAATCATCGGAAGCTTTTGGCGGCGGTGATTTGAGCGGAATTAAAAGAATTTAAAGAATTAAAAGAATTTAAAAACATAAGGAGTCTTATTTTATGAATAAAACGATCAGAAAAGTTGGTTATGCTGTGCTGACAGAAGGCGCCACAGGCGAAATCACATATGGTAAGCCCGTGTGGTTTAAGTCTGATAAGGCAGGCGGCAGAAGTATCGGTGCTGAACCTATCGGCGATTCGAACACAATTTACGCTGACGGCTTGCCTATTATTGTAGCGAGTGCGAACGGCGGCTATACAATCAGTCTTGAGCTTATTTCAGCAGTCGACGACATCGAAAAAGATTGGTTCGGCAATGATGAAGCTACAGAGGGCGGTATTATTGAGAAGGGCGGCATTAAGGTAATGCCAAGATTTGCCCTCCTCGCTGCCAAGGAAACATACAAAGGCGACAAGCTCTACGAGATTGACACATATTTTGACTGCGTAGCTGCAAGAGCCAGCAGGAACGACAAGACATCAGAAGGTAACTTCGACCCACAGTTCCCGACCTTTACGGTCACAGCAAAGCCACGTCCTGACAATGACTTTGTGCGCTACACATCATATGCAGATACTCTGCCAGAAAGCGTTGCAACTCCTACTGTAAAGGCTGTAAAGGCTGCAAAATCGGCAGTTCCTACAGATCAGGCCTCATCAGACACTACAAAGGCGGCTAAGAGCTAATGAAAGACACAGTTGTTATTAACGATAAAAATGTTGAGGTTGAGGTTACGGCATATACAATGCTCATCTACGAGGACACATTCAAAGGCCACGGCTTTCTGCGTGATACCGACCGTGTTCTTGTTCCGAATCTCAATGATGTAAAATTTGGCACTGCTGTAAAGCTTTTATGGGCAGCGGCAAAGACGGCAGACGATACGATTCCTAACTTTAAGGCTTGGACAAAAGAAATCAGCATCAAGGACGCTATTTCAGCGATAGGTAAAATCGTCAATCTTGTTATTGACAGTCTTAATAGTGACAGCCCAAAAGCGACAGCGACAGCGACCTAAACGGAACTTTCCTGACGGCGAAGGAAATCTTATCCTATGCCGTCAGGTGTGGTCTGACTGTCGCTGATTTACAAAGATTTACAATAGGTTTTGTGCTCGATTATATCGAGACATATTTTGCATTACGAAACAATAAGAATATCCACGAAGAAGAGGAAAAATATCAGAAAATGAAATCTGTATTGCCTTTCGTTACAGAAAGATTTGAAAGTAAAGAAATCTCGGAAAAGCAGTATAGCGAGTTTATGAACCGATATAGGAAATTGGAGGACAGATATGGCAACGATTAAAGGCATTACCGTTAAGATTGCAGGCGACACAATAGACTTGCAGAAATCCTTAAAAGCTGTACAGTCCTCATCCTCGAGCTTGCAGAGAGAACTGACTGCAATTAATAAGCAGTTAAAATTTGATCCTGAAAACACTGTTTTGCTTGCCCAAAAGCAAGAAGTGTTAAAAGAACAAATCGAAAACAGCAAATCTGCCCTTCAAAAGTTACTTGATGTGCAGGATCAGGTCGAAGAACAGGCCAAAAACGGCGAAATCTCAACCGAACAGTACAGAGCTTATCAGCGTGAAGTCGAAAAAGCGAAAAGCAAACTTGAAACTTTCACTAAACAGCTTGCGGAAACCGAGGAAAAAGCAAACGAAATAAACCTCGAATCTGCCCGAAGTGAGATGTCAAGAACTGAAAAAAGTGTTGACAAGACAGGCGACAGCTTTAGAAACCTTGAAAATAAGTCAAATAAAACTGATTTATCCAAGGTCAAAAAAGAAATGGATGATGTTAAATCCTCAGCCGACAACCTTAAATCTGCTGTTGGTGGTGCATTAAAAGAAGCAGGTGCAGCGGCAACAGCGGTCGGCGGAGCGTTGACCGGAACTGTCATAAGTGCAAACAGTGAAGAAAAAGCTTTAAATTCCTTGCAGGCTCAAACCGGCTTGACTACTGAAGAGCTATCAAAATACGAAAGCGTTATTGACGAAATTTACAAAGACAATTTTGGAGAATCGCAAGAAGATATTGCGAATACCTTGTCGAAAATCAAGCAAGTTACGGATGAACAAAATCCCCAAAAGCTTAAAGACATGGCGGAAAATCTGTACACGCTTGAAGCAACTTTTGATAACTTTGATATCAGCGAAACTTTAAGAGGCATTAACGGTCTGATGACCAACATGGGCTTAACAGCTGATGAGGCTTTTGACTATATCGTAAAAGGTGCGCAAAACGGCTTAAATTACAGCGGAGAGCTCGGCGATAATATTGCCGAATATTCACAGATTTGGGGACAGGCAGGCTTTGATGCAGAGCAGATGTTTTCAATCCTCGAAAACGGCACAAAAAACGGTGCGTACAATCTTGACAAAGTTAATGATTTTGTCAAAGAATTTACAATTTCCCTTTCCGACGGAAGAATTGAAGAAAATCTCGGTAGCTTTTCAAAAGGCACGGGCGAAATTTTTAAAAAATGGAAGGACGGCAAAGCTACTGCATCAGATGTTTTTTATAGCGTTATCAGCGATTTAAGAAACACAAAGAATGAGCAAAAGGCATTAACTACAGCTTCAACGGTTTGGTCGGCTCTCGGTGAAGATAATGCAATGAAAGTTATCAAATCGCTTGGGAATGTCAACAAAAACTACAAAAATGTCAAAGGCTCAATGGAAAAAATCAAGGATATCAAATATGATGATGTTGAAGCCGATTGGGCAAGTCTTGGCAGAACGGTGCAAACCGATGTCATTAATCCTATCGGCAAATCATTATTCCCCGAAGTAAAAAAACTTTGCAAATTTACGAGCAAGCATACAGATGATATTATTCCAACGCTAAAACAGATTGGTGTTTTAACTACTGCTATTTGGTCGGGTAAAAAGGCCACTAAAATAGTTACAGAAATCAAAAATCTGTGGGGAGCTTACAAGTCTTTGAAAGCGGCAACAGATGCCGCTAAAATCTCACAAGAGGGACTTAACACTGCTCAAAAAGCAAATTTGTGGGGATTAGTTGCAGGTTTAGTTGTTGGTGCTATAGGCGAAATTTGGGCATTTTCAGAGGCTAACGACAGTGCAAAACAATCCCAAGAAGAACTTAACGAAGCTCAGGAAAAAGCAAAAGAAGAAATCAAAGAGCTTAAAGATGCCAACGATGAATATGTTCAGAGCAAGAAAGATGCGGCGTCAGAAGTTGAAAACGAATTTGACTATTATAATGACTTATGGAAAGAATTACAGGGCATTGTAGACCAAAACGGCAAAGTCAAGAAAGGCTACGAGGACAGAGCAAAATTTATTACAAATGAGCTGAGCAGAGTTACAAGCGATGAAATCACTTGGAACGGTAATGTTATTCAGTCCTATAAAGACCTTAAAGGCTCAATTGATGATGCACTTGAATCAAAAAAAGCACTTGCAATGTTATCGGCACTTGAAGAGCCCTATCAAACTGCTGTATCAGGCTTAAAAAGCGCAAAAAATGATGCTACAAATGGTTATGTAGCAAAAAAAAGCGCACAAAAAGATGTAGATTTAGCTAAGACGAAAGTTACACAAATGAGTGTCACTGGGCTTTCGCCAAGTCAAATGGCTTTGAAATATGCAGGCTGGGGGTTTGAAAACGGCAAAATATCTCAGCAGTATTATCAAAAAATACTCAAAGATTTTCAAAATGGCGAAAATATGTATAAACATTTTGAAGATTTATCAAAATCCGTTGGAAGAGCTTACAGCGAGGCACAAAATGAAGCTAAAAACAATTTAAAGGCTAAACAAATAGAACTTGACAAAGCAGAGGGCAAATATAAAGAATATCAGAAAAAAGTAGTTGATTATAACACCACAATTCAAAATTATGAGAATCTCACAGCGGTAACTGCTAAAGGCAACACCAAAGAAATTAAAGCCGCAATGTCGGATTTGTCTAACAACATTGTTACTTATACAACTGGTAACAAAGACGCTCTCGAACAGCAGGTCAATGATTTTAAAACAAATGCCGAGAATCTAAGGACGGCATACAAGGACGGTGTTGAAGGCATCACCAAAGACCAAATTGAAGAAGCTGAAGAATTGCAGGAAAGGGCAGAAATCGAGCTTGCTAAGTACAATGATATGTACGGCACGGTTGCCGCAATCGCTACGGGCAAAGCTGACGAAATCAATGCGCAACAGCAGAAAATCAAAAACGGTTTTATTGATGCCGAAACAGGTTCAAGAGAAAGCCTCGAAAACCAGCTTGCAAACTTTACCGCAAACTATGAACTCTTAAAAACTGCAATGGACGAAAATCAACCGGGTGTTACCCAAAAAATGGTTGATAATGCTAAAGAGCTTGTAGATAAGGCAACTGTTGAGCTTAATAAACTTGAAGGCAACGGCGAAACAGCAGGCAAAAACGGCACCGAGGGCGTAAGTGATGGCATGAAAAACGAAGATGCCCTCGAAAAAGTTGATAAATCAGGCAAAAAGGTTCTCAGCAAAGCCGAAAACAGCCTTTCAGGGAGTTATAACAAGGGTTATCAAAAAGGTAAGGATTTTACGCAGGGTTATATTAAAGGCTTGAGCGAGGGCGGACCTACAGGAAGTCTCCATGCGGAAACGAATAGGCAGGCCAGACAACTCGCAGAGACAGGTCTTATTTCTCTTGCAAATGCACAGGATTCACACTCACCATCAAAAAAGACGAGAAAACTTGGAGCTTACTTCGGCGAGGGCTATCGTCTTGGAATCGCCGATGAAATTGCCGAAACGCAAAAAACAGTAAGGTCTTTAACTTCAAGGGCCTTGTCAGCGGTTGAAGGTAATCCAATCGGAGCGATTAACAATAAATTCGCGGACATTCGCATGCAAAGCCAAAATGCGACGGTAAACGGTCAAATGTTGAAAGCTGTTACAAATTCGCCTACAGTCGAGCTTAAATTCATAGGCGATGTCAACATCAATAATGATATGGATATTGATGATTTTAACCGCCGTGTATCAAATGCGATCATGCAGACACTTGTCTGTGAAGTATCAAAATGGGGAGGTTAAATATGAGGCATAGTTTTACATATAACGGTATTGATTTACGGACATTAGGCTTTTTTATAACTACACCTCCTAAATATCAAATTGCAAAGCGTAATTTTGATTTTACACCTGTCTACGGCAAAAACGGCGGAGTGATTTCCGACAATGGTGTTTTCGATAATGTCGAAATGCCGTTCGAGGTCAATAGCTATCCGTACATTGTGCCAAACGAAAGCAATGCAGAGCTTGTAAGAGCGTTCGCTGAGTGGCTTACCGTTTGGGACGGCGAATATAAAATCTTTAGAGATTCATACAACCCCGGCTATTTTACAAAAGCAATTTGCACAGGGGTTGAGCCAATAGAAGAGGTTGCTCCTCTTTGCTTGTCAACGACTATCAATTTTAGTCGAATACCGTTTTGGTACAGTGATTTAGGGCAAGAGATTATCAGACCGAAATTAACTTCGACACAAAACGCAGAAATCGAAGTCTATAATCCTGAAAATTACAAAGCAGAGCCTTTAATAAAAATCATCAACAAAGGCGCAAAAGTTAATCCGTTGACGCTGACGGTTAATGACGGTCAAACTCTAACAGTTAAAACATCATCGGATAAGGATTATATTGAGCTTGATTCCGAACAGCAGTCCGCTTCTTTCAACAACGGCATGAGTTTGGCAAACAATTGCATAATCTGCACAGAGTTTCCAAAGTTTTTGCCCGGTTGGAATAAAATAAAACTCTCAGGAAAAAGCGCAAATGCGTTTACTGATATTGAAATTAAGCCTAATTGGAGGAGATTGTAATGTACCCTATCTTGTACAACATTGCTGACTTTTACAAAAACTCAACACCATTGTTTGAATCTAACGGTTTCGGTTTCTTGACTGAATGCACCGAGTTCTTGGTGACAATGGAGCAAAATGGCACATACAGCTTTAGCGCGAAAATTAAAAGCACAGATAAGCTTGCGTCCAAAATTAAAATAACCTCATATATTAAAGCGAAAGTAAATAATGTAACTGAGCCTCAGTATTTTTATGTCACAAAAATAGAAGTCGATAAAAACGGTGATTTAACCGTGTCGGGCGAACATGTGTCAAGAATGTTTTTTCAAAACGGAACAATTCCTCGTGCAATGGACGGATCAATGTATGGCACGCCGAAAGAACTCATTGACCACTTTATGCGAGACTACAGCATAGTAGGAGAACCTCTGCATATGTGGTTTACGGAAGCCCCATATAAGTGGTTTAGCTTCAGTTCATCAATCACAGCAAAGAAAAGAATTTATTTAGGCTATTCACAGGCAGTAAAGTTTGAGGATATTTTCAAAGACGATGACGAAGGGTTGATAAATCAGTTTGGCGGTGTTTTGTATTTTAATAATTTTGACATTTATTTTAACAAAATCAGTACAGCAGGTGCGAAAAGTGGCTATCGTATAGCTTTCGGCGCTAATGTGTCAGATTATAAGCAGACTGCTGAAATCGGCAACTACTATACACATGTTATGCCTTACGCACGATGCAACACTACGGACAATAAAGAAGTTGTCGTGTCAAGCCCTGAACCGTATGAAACGGGTTTAAAACGGAGTATTAAAAACACATATTTATTTGATTGCACCAATAAAATCAAGAAATACACTTTAAACCCAAGCACCGGCGAAAACTACGAAGAAGTCAGAGATGCCTTGCGATATGCGGTCGCTGATTATAACTATTCGACGGAACAAACATCGGAAACACTGAGCATAAAAGTAACTCTCGAAAATGAGCTTACAAAAATGCACGCAATCAAACTTTATGACGAAGTGACGGTTGTAATGCCGGACGGCACTAATCTTAGCCGAAGAATTTCAAAAACGGTCTACGATAGCGTATCCCAAAAATACAAAGAAATTACAATCGGCGACTTAAGTATGTCAATGTCTGATTTGTTAAAAATCCAAAGGAGGTTTAAACGATAATGGCAATTAGTATAAAACACAAATCAATTACAATTGATGTAAATGACCGCAACACACCGAACATTGTTGCAATTGCAAATGTAAATGACAAAGCGGTTCGCTATCTCGATGTAACATTGACGGCAAGCGGTGAAAAATTGACCTTTGCTGATTGCACAGTAACTGCAACCTTTGCAACGGACGGATATTTAATTTCAGATTCAGTCGCTTGCACCCTGAACAGCGCAGCGGATGTTATTACTGTCCCGCTTGAAGATTTCAAGTCTATGTCGGGTTTCTTGGCAATCGAAATTAAGATTGCAAACGGTGAAACGCAGGTATTAAACACTCCGCTGACCTTAAAAGTCATGGTAACTCCGAGCCTCGCTGAAAACAGCAAGATAAACAGTGAAAGTGCTGGCAGTTTTACCGAAATCAGCCGAGAGGTTGCCACGGCAAGAGGCAAATTCTCAAGCCTCAACGCAAGGCTTAACGGGATTGATTCTGCCGTAACCAATAAAGCCGAAAAAAGCACGGTCAGTCAGCTGTCGGCTCGAATGCAGACGGCAGAAACATCTCTTGCAGGTAAGGCAAACGCAACAGATGTCAACGATGCACTTAAAGCGAAAGAGGATAACTCAAACAAGGTAATTTCAAAAACTGACATTACTGATAGCAGCACTAATTATCCGAGCATTAAATATCTTAACGATTTCTATTACGATGCGAACGAAGCCTACTCATCAGAAGAAACGGACAAGCTTCTTGCAACTAAATACGATTCGTCAAATATCGAAAGCGGAACATCAACGCTTACACCATACTCAACCGTTGCAGATAAAATCAAAAGTGCAAACTGTACATATAAGACGATTGGTGACATCGTAATCGTCAGTGCAACGGTCAAAATGAACGCAGTATCTCTTAGCGGCAATAGCATGTGTCCGCTGATTGATTTGCCGTACAAATGTATTTCCGAGGACAATGTTTTTTGTGTCGGTATTTCAAACCTTGGCAAGCTCTTTAAATTTGCCATTCCGAAAAATAACACTTGGCTACAGTTTTCGACTCAGGATAAGACCGCATATACATTCGCAGACGGCGAGCAAATTAATGTGATTTGCTTGTACAAAATTAAATAACGGAGGTATGAAAAATGGAACTTAAAGAAAAAATCACACTCGATATGCT